TCAATGAAGCGATGTTTGCTAAAAACCGTACTCTTGCTATCAGAGTAGGACAGTATCAATCAAGTGATATCAAAGAAGCACATTTTGATTATGGCTATATCAAGGGCGATGCTTATAAGCCTGGTGGCACTTGCGCAGGTAGTGCTAAAATCACTTTTACAAGCATTATCACCACATTCAATAAGCTAGATAAGATTTATCCTGAAATCGGTCTTTTGGTCGACGGAACCTATGAATGGGTGAAGATGGGTGAATACTTCATCAATGATATTGAAATCGATCGTAATCGTAACACGACCAAGCTTGACCTCATGGACGGTATGTTTAAACTGAATCATGAGTATGTCACGGATTTGACGTTCCCGGCAGAAATCAGACAAGTTATTAAAGAGATTTGTCTAAAAGCTGGTGTAGAGCTAGCAAACGAAAACATGGATATCACATCCATGAATTATGCAATCGAGACTAAACCTAAAGAGAAAAAAATGACATTCAGAGATGTGTTGAGTCTAGCTACTCAGATGCTCGGAATGTCTTGTTTTTTTAACCGAGAAGGGAAACTTGAAATCAAAGAGTTGACCGACTCAGGTATCGTGATTACCGCAGATAATTACTTCTTACACGGCTTAACCAGAAGTGAAGTCGAGTATCAGATTGCAGGTATCACTTGTAAGAAGGATAAAGAGGGATTGACTGTCGGAACTCGCACAGGTCGCTCGCTTGAAATCGAAAATCCGTTCATGACTCAATCGATTTTAGATAACCTTTATCACAAAATTAAGGACATCAGGTATTATCCATTCAACTTGAATTTTCAAGGCCATCTTCTTCTCGACGTTGGTCAATGGGTCACAATTAAGACTAACAAGGGAGAGACGTTTAAATCCCCTGTTTTGAGTCAATCTTTCAGTTTCAAAGGTGGACTCCGTAGCCGAATCAGCGCCGACAGTAAAGCTGGTAATGATGCGCAATATTCATACGCTGGGACAATCACGAAGAAGATTGAACAATTCAGCGAGTTTGAACAACAACTTCAAAACCAAATTGAAGAAGCTGACAGAGGGTTCGATGCTAAGGTTGACCAAATCAAACAAGATTTCAATGACCAAATAGAACTCGCCAAAGCCAAAGCAGAAGAAAACAAGCGTGCTCTATCCGATGAAATCGACAATCGTTTTTCAGGTTTCGATAGCAGCATGAACGAGAAACTCGAAGACCAACGAACCAAAATCGAAGAGATTCGCGCTATTGGTTCAACAGTTACTCGAACCGCTGAAGAAGCTTTGGAAGAAGCTAGAAGCGCTCTTGAGTCTGCTAATACTTCTAAAAGCTTGTCTGATTCCAACTTTGCTAAAATCGAGCAGATAACAGACAGAATCAGAACACTTGTGACCAAGCAAGAAGTTGACCCGTTAACAGAACGGTTGAGGATTGCTGAAAACAGAATCGATATTCAAGCTGACCAGATTATCGAGAAATTATCTCGTACTGATTTTGACAGATTGGCCAACGATAGAGGTTTCCAAACTGCAACTCAAGTGCAGAATATTGTCAGGAATTCTGTTGATGGATTTCAAAGAACAGTCTCACGGATTGAAACCAAGTTAAGAGACATTGTTCGTAATGATAACCTACTGCAAAATACTTCAACAGTAGCCGAAGGCGACAGCGTCAACGCAACTTGGGGATTGAACCAGTCAGGTGGTAATGGTAGAACGGATGTTTTCGAATTAAGAGATGCTCCACACTCTGCAATCAAGAAAGGTATTCGCATTGTAGGCAACACCAACGGTGGAAATAAAAATATTTCTCAAAGAGTAACTTTAAGAATTGGTGAAAAATACACAATGTCTTGCTGGGCCAGAGTGATTGAACCAGGCGCTAAGCTCTTAATGCGGTCTTGGACTACGAATGATACCAATCGTATTATGATAAGAGCTATATCAAACACGGACTGGGTTCGATATCAATTCACTTTTACAGCCGATGCGGTTTACAACTTCATACATTTCGGTCAACAAGGCAATGGTAGTCTTGAAATTTGTGGAATGAAACTTGAGCTATCTGACCACATGACAGACTATGACATTTCAACTTCTGAAATCGTAAGTGTTCAAGAGTTTAACGATGTACGAGATACGGTTAAAAGTCACGCTCAAACGATTCAGAGACAGAATGAGTCTATTTCTCAAGTGCTTCAGACTGCGGATGGATTGGTTAACCGTGTATCTAACTTCCTAGAAGATTTTAACCTGGTATATGATCCAACAAATTTCAGCAAGTGGATTAAGAAGCAAGCTGAAGCGAATGTAATCGAAGTTCAGGCTGGTACTAAGTTGCTACGAATCACAAATACTGGTAAGACTCAAGCAGTCTACCACGGATTCGCTTTGCCACTCACAACATCGACCTTCACGAAGGGCGAAAAGCTTAGCTATCGCATGGAAGTTTGGGTGGATGTATTACCAGACGGACCGCTTGGTATCGAGTTATGGGCGAGTGACGGTGGACTTGCTTCAGATAGAGTTACTCTTACGAAAACTGGTACTCAAATCATCACAGGTTCGATGACCGTCCAGAAATCATCGACTAAAGCAAGAGAATTCCCTCTTGAAATTTGGTTAATGAAGAATGGACAAGTCGCAATCGGTCAAGTATCTCTTATCCGAGGGGATACACCTCCGAAAAAATTCACGGACAACACATCCACACAGGATGTTGTCACACAAACTCAAGTATCACAGCTACGTGACTCTTACGCTATCCAAACCCTTACGGGACCTGGTGCGATTTCTTCTCAAATCAACCTGAATAGCAATAACATTCTGATTGAAGCTGCTAAAATCCGTCTCAAAGGTAGGACGCTTCTAGATGAAATCACTGCGATTGACGGTTATTTCAAACGTTTATTTGTGGGCGATGCTAGAATAGGAACTTTGAACACCGATATCATTCGCTCAAACTCGATTGCTGCAGACAAATTGATATTTGATACTGCTCTAGCGAAGAAGCTTGTAGCTAGTGATGTATTTACGGATACTTTGGCAGCTAAAACAGCATTCATCAACAAACTACGTTCAGTAGTAGTATCGGCAACCTTGCTTGAAGGTTACAAGGGTAAAATCGGTGGATTCCAATTTGGTACGCACGATAAAGACCCGACAACATTCTGGATAACTGGAGCTAATAGCTTCAGAGTCGGTATGTCAGACGGTGGATGGCGAGTCAAACAAACAGCTTTGTGGGTAAACTGGGGTAACAACTGGGACAAGCCTGGAAATTATGCCTGGTTCGTAAACAGCGATGGAGAAATGCACTGCTACAACAAAGCGCAATTTTGGAACGTCCCTCGAGTCCACGGAAATCTTGAAGTTACTGGTAATATTTTTTATTTCATTGACAGAGAGAAGAACAAAGTCGGATACTATCTACACTCTGACACGTTTACACGTATTCAGGAGAACGCTGGCTATGCTTATCTTTATAGACAGTCAGGAGGCTATGCTTGGGTATCTTTAAATAAAGATATCTCTGACCGTCGATACAAGACCAATATCCAAGACAGTCAAGTATCAGCACTTGATGTAATTGAAAATCTAAAAACGTACAGCTATCGTAAAGAATACGATGACAAGGTTGAAGATATTTCATGCGGTATCATGGCTCAAGATGTCCAGAAATACGCACCAGAAGCCTTTTTTGAAAATCCAGACGGTGCATACTCTTATAACACATTCGCACTTGTGCCTTATCTTATCAAGGCTATTCAAGAATTGAACCAAAAAGTAGAAAGGTTGGAAACAACAACATGAACGAACAAGACAAGCAGATTAGCAGTCTGACGATTAAATCATTAAGCGAACGATTCAGCAACGAAGCTACTCAATCAGCTACACTAGAAGCTTTATACACAGTTACAGCAATGGAACTTGAGCAGATGAAACGAATCATTGAATCAGATGAAGAACTTAAAGCAAAATTTGAAGAAGTGAAAGGACAAACAAAATGACAGTAAACAACTACACACTCGCAACTAAACCTTATACTCGCGGTTTTGGAGACAAAACTACAACCGTTGTAGAAATCCGCCTACAAGACGGAACTCGCTACACAACCAACCAACGCGAATTGGCTGGTGATCGCACACAAGACCAAGAAGATGTACTTATCCAAGCGGTGTTGGACATGGTGAAATCTGAATTGGATCCAGCAAATGCAATCGTTAAGACTCAACAAGAATTGGATGCAACTAAGACCAAGCAAGATGAGTTGCAAAAACTTATCAAAGCTCAACAAGAAGCTAACACAATCACTCAACGTATGATTAAAGTCATGGTTGTCAATTCGGTTATGAGTGAGAACATCACCTATGGAACAGTCTATAAAGACCTTGTGAGCCTATTGCCTGCAATGAAAGTAGGAACAACATACTTTGAAGATGACTTGGTAACAATCACAGACCCTGAATATATTGAGAAGAATGGCGAAGGGAATAATGTCATCGTTCAAATCAACCGTGAATTTGAATACACTGGTCAATCAATCAAAGACCTTGAAGGTGAATTGTCTCGCAATGGAGTGCTTGCAGTATGGCGCTGGATTGCACCAAAAGCTGACAGCATCTAAGGAGATGGTATGACATGGGTTGAAATCTTTGAAAAAATGATACATGCGATCACTCAGTTAGCACCCACAATCGGAGTAGTCGCAACTGGCTGGTTCGGAATGCGAGCCAGTAAAGCTGGGAATTTAAACAAGGAACAATTCAAGGAACTGAAAACTGAGTTGAACACTATCCACATTATTGGCGAGGACAATCAAAAGAATATTATTGAAATCAATAATAAATTGGCAATTCACGATGAAGCGCATTTAGCTACAATGTATCTACGGTTAGAACGGGACATCACTGCTGCTCTAAAACGTGGATATACAACAGTGCATGAGTCTGATATTATTCATAAGATGCACTCTAGCTATAAGAAATTAGGTGGCAACGGGCGAATTGATGCCTTGTTTAACAAGTACTTAAATTTAGAAATTTCGGAGGAACATACAAATGCAACAAATCAATGAAATCATCATCAATGCAGCAATTAGCATTCTTGTCATTTTGACTGGTATTGCAGTCAAAACTGTTAAAGAATACCTTGTTAAAAAAGGCGGTGAAAAGACCGTCAAGATCGTTGAAATTTTGGCCAAGAATGCGGTCAATGCAGTTGAACAAGTATCAGCTGAGACTGGATACAAAGGCGAAGAGAAGCTAGAACAAGCTCGAATCAAAATCCGGGCAGAACTTAACAAGTATAATATCGGCATGACGGACAAAGACTTGGACACATTCGTTGAATCTGCAGTTAAGCAGATGAACGATGCGTGGACTGAAAAATAAATCAGAGAACCCTTTTGGGTTCTCTTTCTTTTTGAAGAAAGGAGGTAGCGCTTGAAAAAGGTTATTGAAAAAAAATTAACCATTTCAACCAACAATCGAGATGTAGATAGGCTTTATCAAGAATTTTATAGTAAAGATAAAGGCATTGCTGAATTCAAGTTTACACTCGATGAATTGACCGCTACTAAGGTTATCTGCTTATTCTATTTCAAAGGCACTAAGCGATACCATGAAGTAGACGCAGCAATCGAAGATAATTCATTTACGGTTCAATTTGATACATCGCTAATCACTATGGATGAACCCGTTATTGGTTATATCTACTTCGAGAAGGTAGAGCAGTCAGCAGATGTGTATAGCTTTGTGTTTAATGTTCATGTGAGTGAAATTGACAAGGCAGTTAAGAAACCACTTGTCGAACGTGAATCAGGGCGAATTGTTAATGTCAATGACATTGTGACCAAGCAAGAATTGGACGAACTGTTTGCAAAAATCAAAGAGCAAGGTGGCACTTATGACGACAGCAATATTCGTAGTGAAATAAGCCATATTTCAGCCGATATCGAAGTGTTGAAGACAAAGCCTGACAATGACACTATCTATAATGACAAGCCACTTGTAGAGCGTGTAGTGGCTTTAGAGAATAAGCCTAATATTGACACAAGTCAGTTTGCAACCAAGCTAGAGTTGCAGAACGTTGCTCTATCTCAAGGACCAAAAGGCGACAAGGGAGATCCTGGTCATATCGGCCCTCAAGGTGAGCGTGGTCCTCAAGGTGCAACAGGTGATACTGGACCAAGAGGGGCAGACGGGTTACAAGGCCCTCAAGGATTGCAAGGGCTACAAGGCGAGCGTGGGCGAGATGGAGAGCCAGGTCCTCGTGGAGAACGAGGGGAACAAGGCCCCGCTGGCTTACCTGGACCAGTCGGACCTCAAGGACCTATTGGTTTAACTGGTCCAAAAGGTGAAAACGGTCGTGATGGTGTAGGTATTCCTCAAAGAATCAGCATCAATGGAAATATCGTGTCACTTTCAGATGGTGGTGGAAGTATTATCTTACCAGCTTCCAGTCAAAATGCTTCAACTTCGTCTAGTGAGCTTACCGGTACTGGCATGCCGAATGGTAAAGTCGAAGGTACACTAGGTCAAACCTATGTTGACACAGCTAAGACAAATGGAGCCTTGAAATGGATTAAACGAACTCCTTCAGGAAACCAAGGTTGGGCTGTATTAGACGGCGATACAGGTTGGAAAAAACAAAACATCGTTTCTAAGTTAGGTAATTCTTACTTACAGATTCGCAGAGTTAACAATACAGTATATTACCAATTCGGTGGGCTCTCTTGGGGTTGGTTTGGTATTGTGCGCCGTGGTGGTCCTGGGTATCAGCTACAACCTAGTGACCGCGAACGAAATGTGTTTATTCTAGGATTAGGCGGAATTCCTTACGGTTATCGCTCACCGTCATCGTTAATCGGTCCGATTTATAACGATAAAGGTACTTCGTACGGAACATGGTATTTAGGCGGTACTGGAGATAGCAACATGTTACGATTCCAATTCACAGACCCGGTACCAACCGATAGAGACATTGGAGATATTAGAGTTTCGTCAATATCTTATATTACAGACGACCCTTGGCCAACAACTTAACCATAAGAGAGGAAAAATATAAATGAGTAAAACAAATGAAATGATCCAGTTCTTTATTGAAAAAGCAGATGCTGGAGCTGGTGTAGATTATGATGGAATGTACGGCTATCAATGCGCTGATTTAACGTGCATGGGTGTTTATAAATTCTTTGGCGCACGTCTTTGGGGTAATGCTATTGACTTACTACGTTCAGCAGAAGCAGCAGGACTACAAGTCGTCTATGGCGCTCAATATCCAAAGGCTGGATGGTTCTTCGTCAAGAACTTCGTGGCAGGCGATGGCGTGAACTACGGGCACACTGGTCTTGTCTATGAAGATTCAGACGGTTCTACAATCAAGACGATTGAGCAGAACATCGATGGCAACTGGGACTATCTCGATGTCGGTGGACCTTGTCGCTACTATGAACGATCAGTAAATTCGATTGTTGGATATATCGTTCCACCTCAAGAAGACCAGACTGGCTGGAAACATGATGACACTGGCTGGTGGTGGAGTCGTAAAGATGGCTCTTACCCTACTTCCAAATTTGAAGCAATTAACGGTAACTGGTTCTATTTCGACGAGTCAGGCTATATGTATGCTAATCGTTGGTTAAAACACACAGATGGCTATTGGTATTGGTTTGACAAAGATGGCTACATGGCCAATAGTGGATGGAAGAAAATCAATGGCAAGTGGTACTACTTCAATGCAGACGGTGCCATGCAGACTGGCTGGGTGAAATACTACGAGAAGTGGTATTACCTAGATGCTCAAAATGGCGATATGAAATCAGACTGTTTCGTGCCGTATAATGGTGGCTACTATCTCATGCTTGAAGATGGCCGATTGGCTGAACAAGCAGAATTTACAATCGAGCCTGACGGCTTGATTACTACTAAATAATAGAAAGAAATTCAGAATTTAATTATACTTGACCGCTGGCGTTTGCTGGCGGTTTTTTGTTTGCTCTGAAAGTAGTTTCTAAAATAAAAGAAAGTAATGATTTTTTTACTGTTTTTTATTTTTTCTACGAATAGATAAGTAGGAGGAAAAAATGAAGATTTTAAATATTGAACTAGCAAATGTAGAGCAGACAGATTTAGGCTTTGAGCATTGGGTAGATGTGACTTACCAGGTGCCGATTTTAAAAAATGAGTACACGGTCAAGTTGTTGCTCTTGATGGAATGCAAGATAGAGGACCAGGAAGTCATTGAGTATCTGGTATCATCTTGGAAGTATCGTGATTTGGTGTTACATTCTGTGCAGATGTATGAGATGGAAAGGGGCAAAAAGGGGGCATAAGTTGTAAACTTTTATATTTTTATGGTAAAAAATAAATGTAGTTTATCTCTTATTTATGCTTATTTCATAGGTTTTTGGATTTATTTCTTCCTATGTATACTACTAAAAATAGTATACCGTGGATTGAAATCATTCTACAACCTTAAAAAATAATCGTTGATTTAACAACGTTTTAAGCCCCTCGGATTTTATCCGAAGGGCTTTTTCTTTGTTCAGGGGGCAAATAAGGGGCAAACTTTTATAAAATATTTTTCATTACTTTATCAAGGACATTGATTGCTTCATCTTTCATATTCTTTGTGACGTGGGTGTAGATGGAAGTAGTCACTTCTGAATCGGAATGACCCACCCTATCCATAATTGTCTTGAGTGGGATTTTATTTTCTGCTAAAATACTAATTGTAGTATGTCTGAATATGTGCGGAGATATATGTTTAGGAATAGGTTTTTTTAGTCTTTCGTTTGCTCTTTGAAGAGACTTGCTTAGAATTGAACTATGGATAGGTTTACCAGTGTTTGTGACAAAAATACGGTTACTCTTGTACCAATCTGGATCTGTTTTTTCACTGAGCTGGTTCAGTTCAATCATCTGATCAAGAATTTCAATTTCTCTTTTCGTTAAGTGTGTAGTCCGAAAACTTGCAAAGGTTTTAGTCCCGTCATCATCTGGGATATATCGATTGAAGGTTGTATGGATATCAAGTGTTTTCGTTTCTTTGTGATATTTGTCTAGTGTAAGACCAGCTAACTCTCCGACACGGCATCCGTTTAGAATCATGAACTCACAAGCTAAGGCATATCTTAGTGTGATATCTTTTCGATAGAGTTCTTTCAAGATTGCTTTATATTCTTTTGGTTCAAGGTATTTGTCTTTGGCATTTTTAATCTGCTGCAATGATTGTTTTCTTCTTGGTAACTTTGCTTTCCTAGCTGGGTTATTCTCAATAAATCCTTGGTCGATAGCATAGTCAAAGAAGACATTTAGAACGGATTTTACACGATATTTTTGAGTATACGTCCATTCTTCAGTATCAAGCAACCTTTGAATCAATCTTACATCCATATTTTCTATCTTAGTGCCTTTTTCAACTTTGTCCAATATTCTATTATAGGTTGCTAACATAGTCTTATATGTGCTTAGTTTTATTTGTTTCTGATGAAATTCCCACCATTCAGAGAAAACTGTATGGAATAAAGCAGAAGCAGTGGTCAGTTTTTGGAGTACGTTTTCTATTTTATCGTCTAGCAATTTCTGAGCTTCCTTCTTTGCTCTTGATGATCCAGAGTCAAGAGTAACAGACACCCTTTTCCATTTCTCAGTGTAAGGGTCTTTATACCGTTCAAAAAATTTATATTTTCCGTTTGGTAATTCTTCCATCCACATTGATTTTTTCCTCATTTCTTGATAAAATGGGTATAAGAAAATGACCTTTTGAATGGTTATTTCCTATACAGTACACCCCACATTCTAGCTTGCAGGCGAGTGTGGGGATTTTTTAGTTTGATAAAAAAATTAAAATGGCAATTCTTCGGCAATATCTTTTTCTAAATTCCAATTTTTTAGCAACCCTTGAAAATAGTAGCTTGATTTTCCACCGCAATCAGAACAGTAACGAGAATTGCCAGATAGTATAGTTTTACAACCACCTTCCAAAAAATCCTCAATTGGTAATGCGTATCCACGGGTATCATAATTGGATTTATAATTACCAAGGCAAATATTTCTTGTGTATATACCACAAACGTTGCAATAATTCTTACTGTCTAATTCCTCATTTTCACAGTTAGGGCAAATAGTAGGATATCCATCTAAATCTAAATCATATTTTCTATATCTCATACGTTCTTTTTCTTTCTCTCTATTCTCTAAATAAGCTTCTAACGTTGTTGTTCCTTTTGGTTGTTGAGTAGAACAGATATGACAGTATCTTGAATTCCTATCTATTTTGCTACAACAAGTTCTACAAATTCTGGTACTTTTACTTATAGTGATATATCTAGAAAATTTCTTTTCAACCTCATGGCCTTCTTTTACCAATCCAAAAGTTTGCATAGATTTCAGATTTTTAATGACATAATTTGCAACAGAAAATGAAACTTGGAAAACGTTTTGGATGAATTGGTCATTCATAGAATGAAAAAACATCACATAATTTCCAAGGATTGGAAAAGGCACTAAAAGATGCTTACCAAAAAAATTTGCTTCACGCTCAAACTCGTTGTATTCTGAGTTCGTCAAATTATATCTTGATATGATAGTCTTATCTGTTATCTCATTATGACGTAAAACGTAATGACCTAGCTCATGAGCTATCGTAAAACGGATACGTTCTTTACTGGTTACAGTATCATTATAAAGCAAAATATAGGTATCAGTAGGCTCTTGATACCATAAAGCGCCATCATCGCTTTGTAGAAGATTTGTGACTTCTTCTAGTTCCAATCCATGTTGCCTAGCAAAAGCAGAGTATTTCATTAAATACAAATTATCTATTTGATTGATAATATAGATTAGATTAACTGGTAATTGACCATCTGTATACTTGTTTAAAAAGTCGTAAGCTAGATTTTGTAGCTCTTTATAGCTAAGTTTTCTATAGGTCGTGCTCGTTGTCACCACCTCCACTTAGAACATCTTGAAACGTTAGATCCATAAGTTGTAGCAATCTTTCTTGATCTGCCACACTTAGAGATTTGGCTTTTCGTTGAATAGATCGCAATTGTGGGGTGTCGGAAGTCGAGCCTATTCCCTTGCTACCTGATGCAACATTTGGATTATCAGTCCTGCCTAGCAGGTAGTCGGTGGACACATTGAAATAGTCGGCGATTTCTTGTAGGCGGTCAGAGTTTGGGGTTTTTGTTTTTAAGGTATAGAAATAATTGGTACTATACCCTAGACTTTCTTCTAACTTTGCTAAAGAAATACCCCTACTTTTTGCTAATTCTTTAATTTTTTCTAGCGTCGAAAACATTGATACATCAACCTTTCTATGACGTCACAAAAAATATTCTAAAAAAATCTAGAAAAAAGTATTGACATTATCTAGAAAAAAGTATAGAATAGTTTTTGTAAGTAAGTTACAACTAAAAAAACAACTAAAAAATAAATCATAAAAATGTTTTGGCGAACAGTATTTGTGGATTTATTAGTGTTTTTATTATGCTTTCATTTTAGACTTTATTATAGATTTTGTCAAGTAATAACACAAATAAAGTTTAATTTTTAGTTGTTTCTTATTTACATAAATTAGGGATAAGGAGGAACATATATGCCAGATATCGCAAACGGTCGTGAGAAAGTTAATGCTTTTTTGAAAGACAAGGGCATTAAAAAAACAACTCTAGCGGTTGCTTATGGCTTTAAACGACAGGAAGTGACAAATATTCTTAGTGGAACGACTAAAGGTCCACGAGCGAACAGTTTTATTCTTCAGGTTATTGAAGATTATGGGATTGAGTAGAAAGGAGAAGTACCATGAATGAAGTTTTTAACTTTCACGGGCAAGAGGTCCGTACGGTAACTATTGATAATGATCCGTATTTTAGCAACGCGGATGTGTGTAAAATCTTAGACATAAACAATCCAAGTCAAGCTTTGAAAAGGCTTAAACAAGATGGGGTCATTACAAATGAGGTCATCGATGGCCTTGGAAGAAAGCAAGATATGAAATTTGTTTCTGAGAGCAATCTATATAAATTGATTTTTCAGAGCAAGAAAAAAGAAGCGGAAGCTTTTACAGACTGGGTGACCAGTGAAGTTTTGCCAGCTATCCGCAAACACGGTCTTTATGCTATTGATGATCTGCTGGAGAATCCAGACATGGCAATCGCAGCACTTCAGAAGCTAAAAGAAGAACGACAACTACGTCTGAAAGCACAGGAAGAAGTGGCTCAAAAGAATCAAATCATTCAAGAACTACAACCTAAAGCATCTTATTATGATTTGGTATTACAAAACAAATCGCTAGTGGCAATTTCTGTAATTGCAAAAGATTATGGAATGAGCGCAAAAAAATTGAATAAGATTCTCCATGAATTGAAAATTCAATTCAAACAAGGGAATACTTGGCTCTTGTATCAAAAATACGCAGGTAAAGGTTATACTCAATCAAAAACTCACACAATTGATGCAGATTATAGCAAGATGCATACATACTGGACTCAAAAAGGGCGTTTGTTCCTTTACGATTTACTTAAAAATAAAAAAGGAATTTTGCCACTGATTGAGCAAAAAGATGTGGCTTAATTCAAAAAAAGCACCTAACAAAGTCAGGCGCTTACTAAAATAACTACTTGAATTATAACACAAAAAGAAAGGAAAATCCATGCCTAAGGTAGAAATTACTTACAAACCAGTAGGAATTAACGAAAAAGCAACTCATGGCGACTACAAACACCTTTGCCAAATGTGGGAAGGTCTGACAGTTGGAACTGCTAAAGTTTGGGCAACTGAGATGAGAGAACACCCAGATTTTAAACAATTTATTGATAATCCAACACATAAAATTGTATTTATCAATTACGAAGGTTTTCGCCTTTTCGTGAAATGGAAAAGCAGAAATCGTTACCGTTCAAAAAAAGAGTCACTAGCAGAAATGCTAGAAAATCTTAAAAAAGAAAAACAATTGGGAGTTTTAACATGAAGTTACTAGACAAAATCACAAAATGGTTTTTCAACGCAACAAAAATCGAAGTCAACACCGACTGGCGATTGGTTTCGTTGGATACAAATAGAGAAAACATAGACTTGAAAGAGCAGCTAAAAGAAGTCAACCAACGATACCATGACAAGTGTGTTGAAAATGAAATCTTGTATCAGCGTATTGAAAAACTAGAACAACTTTTGGAGGTATAGAGAATGACAGAACCAAATATCATAAGCCAACTACTCGGATTTGCAACAACCTTTATTTGCTTGTTTGTGGCATTGATGTTCATTGAAAACAAAGAGCAAAAACGACAAAAACAAGCGAAAGAACAAGAAAAGTTAGATCAAGCAATTATTGAAGTCTACCAACAAGGTAGAAACCAGTTCAATAATATCGCCCGCCAAAACATTCGTAATTGTGACAGACAATTTACATACGATGTACAACCACCTGTCGGTTTATCGAAGAAACAAAAACAAGGAGCATAAAATGGTACGAAATAAATTAACGGATTTAACAAATACGCTCTTTGCTCAATTGGAAACATTGGACGATAGGGATCTTACGTCAGATGAATTGAAGATTGAGCTGCAGCGTTCTAAACAGATGGTCGCTATTTCAGGCCAAATCTTACAAGCAGGACAGCTCGCCCTGGATGCTGAGAAGTTCAAGGATAAGGTAGGTGAAGTCAATGCCCCAATCGCTTTGCTGGAAGGATGAATACACCGAATACATGCATGAGATTTGCCCTGGTCGATTAACTCCAGAAGTAACTAGGCTACTAAATGAGAAATTCGGAACGAACTACACAAAAGCTCAAATAGGCGGTGTTCGTGGACGTCTAGGATTGTTTGTTGGAAATACGGCATTTCGAAATAAATTACTGAATAAGAAGCAGCATGATTATTTTTTAAACAATCAACAAGGCAAGTCGGCCCAGGCAATGGCTGATGAAATGAACGAAAAATTTGGATTGTCGCTAACTAGTAGCCAGATAAGAAGCTATAGAAGAAATAATAATCTTTATAGCGGGTTGACGGGAAGATTTGAGAAAGGTCGAACCCCTCATAATAAGGGCAAGAAATACCCTAATATGCCAAGGAACAGTGGGCAATTTCAAAAAGGTAGCAAGCCGCCGAATTATGTCCCCGTCGGAACAATCAACTATACAACAGATGGCTACCCAAAAGAAAAAATCGGGGAGCCTAATAAATGGGTATTGAAACATCGTAAAGTTTGGGAAGATAATTTTGGGCCAATCCCAGAAGGTCATTCGGTTTGTTTTCTGGGCGGAGATAAAACCAACTATGATATCTCTAACCTCATTCTTCTATCGCGAGAGGAACTCATTCGAATGAATCACAACGATTATTTTAGCACGGATCCAGAATTGACCAAGCTAGGAGCAGGTATCACAAAATTAACTAGAAAAATAAAACAACAGGAGTAAAAAATGGTAACAATCAACAAACTGGAAATCGAAAACGTCAAGCGCGTTAAAGCGGTTAAATTAGAACCGTCAGCGACTGGTTTGACAATTGTCGGTGGAAATAACAACCAAGGGAAAACAAGCGTACTAGACGCGATTGCTTGGGCGTTAGGTGGCAATAAGTTTAAACCTAGCCAAGCACAACGGGAAGGAAGTACAATCCCACCTAGCTTAAAAATCACGCTATCAAATGGCTTGATTGTGGAGCGCAGCGGTAAGAATAGCACCCTCAAGGTCATCGACCCAAGTGGCAACAAGGCCGGTCAAAACTTGCTGGATAGCTTCGTAGAAGAGTTGGCTATCAATTTACCAAAATTCATGGAGCAGACCAACAAAGAAAAAGCAAAAACTTTACTACAAATCATCGGAGTTGGTCCGCAGTTGGTTGAATTGGAAATGCAGGAAAAGGCCAAGTATGACGAACGCCATGCAATTGGTGTGATTGCTGACCAAAAGGAGAAGTTTGCCAAAGAGCAACCTTATTATCCAGATGCACCGAAAGAGTTGGTTTCTATTGCCGAACTCATTCAACAACAACAAGCTATCCTTGCAAAAAATGGGGAAAATGCTCGTAAGCGCCAGAATTTGGTATCTATCCAAAATCAACACAATTCAGCAGCTGCAGAAGTAGAAAGACTAGAACAACTGCTGGCCGATGCCAAAGAAAAAGAAAGTCAGTTAGCTCAAGACTTGGCTATCGCGAATACAGATGCCATGGACCTTATCGATGAATCTACTGAAGAAATCGAAAAGAGCATCGCAGAGATTGATGAAATCAATCGTAAAGTACGTGCTAATCTGGACAAGGACAAAGCCGAAGAAGATGCCAAAGGCTATCGCGAGCAATACAAGGAACTTGATAATGTGATTGCAGACATCCGCAAACAAAAGACGGACTTACTCACAAACGCAGACTTACCGTTGCCTGGTTTGTCCGTGGATGATGGCGAATTGCTCTATCTTGACCAACGATGGGACAACATGTCGGGTAGTCAGCAATTACAAGTAGCAACTGCAATTGTGCGTAAATTGAAACCAGAATGTGGATTCGTACTGATTGATAAGTTGGAACAAATGGATCAGCTAACTTTGCAAGAGTTTGGAGCATGGCTTGAGCAAGAAGGCTTGCAAGCAATTGCGACCAGAGTATCAACAGGAGACGAATGCAGTATCCTGATTGAAGACGGGTATAGCGTTAAACCTGTGAAGTTTGAAAGTTCCGCTCAGCAAGGACATCAGCAAGGACACGCTGAAACAGTCGCACCAACATGGCAAGGTGGATTTTAGAAAGGAAAATAATATGGCTACTGCACAATTACATAAAAAGAACTCAATGATTATGAGGTTTCATCAGGCTGACGCAGTACATCCCAAAAATGGTGAAAAAATCAACATTTCATTTTCTGGTTTGACGACTGTTATTGAATACAAAGGTCGATTAGTCACTTGGGATATCCAGGAAATGATTAACGAAGCGATTGATTTAATTGAAAGAGAGGACGAATAATGCAAATTACAAGAGGAAAACGGGCACGAGCTCAAAAGGTAGTTATCTACGGACCGGAAGGGATTGGAAAATCTAGCTTTGCGAGTCAATTCCCAGACCCCGTCTTTATCGACACGGAAGGCTCAACAGATAACATGGATGTGGCACGACTCGACAAGCCGACAAGCTGGACCATGTTAGTCAATGAGATTGCTTTTATCAAAGCAAATCCAACAGAATGCAAAACACTCGTCGTTGATACGGTTGACTGGGCAGAACAATTAGCAGTAGCTCACGTATGCTCACAACACGGAAAACAAGGGGTTGAAGATTTCGGATGGGGCAAGGGCTATACTTATGTCCAGGAAGAAATGGGGCGTTTCTTAAATGCCTTATCTGATCTAGTTGATATGGGTATCAATGTAGTATTGACTGCACACGCTCAAATCAAAAAGTTTGAACAACCGGACGAGATGGGGTCCTATGACCGTTACGAATTGAAACTTGGCCAAAAGACAGGTTCTAAAACGGCACCGCTTGTCAAAGAATGGGCAGACATGGTTCTGTTTGCCAACTACAAAACCTTTGTCATGACGACTGACAACGGTAAAAAGAAACCCCAGGGCGGTGAACGTGTAATGTATACCAATCATCGACCGGCTTGGGATGCCAAAAATCGTCACGGCTTACCAGATGAAATGCCGTTCAACTATGCTGGAATCGCTCATATCTTTGCTGGCCAACAACAAGCGCCACAACCACAGGTTGAACAACTTCATGTAGTTGCTCCAGAACCTCAGCAAACTGCACCACAAGCCCCAGAGCCAATCCAAGAGAAATTACCTCTCGATATGTCTACGGTTGGTGAAACGCCTCAAAATGAAGCTCCCGTCGAACAACAAGCGGCGCCCGCACAATATCATGCAAGCTTACCAAAGAGCTTGACTGACCTCATGTCTCAAAATAATGTGACAGAAGAAGAGCTTCAAGAAGTCGCATACATCCGTGGACACTTCCCGCTAGGAACTCCGATTGAAAACTTCCCGCCTGATTATTGGGATATGATTGTGGCACACTGGCAGGCGACTATGGAAGTTATCCAAAATCAGGTTCGAGCAGTTCCCGAATTACCCTTTACCGTGTAAGTTTTGGGAATTAGAAATTATAGCAAAATATAATAAGGAGTATCTATGAAAGATAAAACTATTAAAATTAATTTGTCAAAAATTGCAAATACAGCCTTACAAGAAAAGGTTGACAAAGAACTTGAAAAAGTCCTTGAGAATATTCTGGATCTCAATACAGAAGCTAAAGCGACTCGCAAGGTTACTATCATACTAACGATGTCAACAGACGATGAACGTACAGTCGTTAAAACAGGCATGGAAGTCAAATCTACCCTAGCGCCACAGAAAGGTGTCGCAACAACTGTCATTGTTGGTCGTGACGACACTGGTAAAATTCATGCGAATGAGCTCAAAAGTGGCATTCCAGGTCAGACTTACTTTGATGACAACGGAGACATGAGAACCGACACTGGCGAACTCATCGAAAAGGTGGAAAAACAAAGTACAAATATCATTGATTATAATCAAAAGAAAGCAGGTAACTAATCATGACAGAAAATCTCAGAGAAGCATTAACTTACGCAGTCGAACTGGCTGGTAAAGAAAACAAAATCATTCGTTCAGAAACTGGGAAGGAATATTTTGACAGCGATGAATATGACTTACGGGAACTTAACCCTCGTAAGTACGCACCTATCCTTGAGCTTCAGACACTCAAAAGTCTAGTTGATTATCTCAAATCAGATAACGATCTCATTAGTGGCCGTAAACTTGTACTTGTTGTGGACAGTTACCAAAAAGTATCTGTATATGATCAAGTTGATTTTGAAAATGGTAAACGTCCTCAGCTCGTATCTGTAAAAGCAAATGTTCCAGTTATTCCGTTCAGTAATTGGCGCGATCAGGAAGAATTCAATATTATGCTGCAGTCTATGTTCATCAATGATGCAGACCGTAATTTGGTTTTGGATTTTGCTAGCCATTTGAAAATTGAAAAAGGTGCAGAAGTACAGGACAATGGCATCAGCCAAATGGCTACAGTTCGCGATGGTGTGGCAAGCTTAGCACAAGCTAAGACTCCAAATCCAGTAACTTTACGACCATATCGTACTTTCAACGAAGTGGAACAACCAGCAAGTCAATTCGTCTTCCGCATTAACAAATCGGCGAATCTTGCGCTTTTTGAAGCAGATGGGGGCAAATGGAAATTAGAAGCCGTAGAAAACATCGCAAATTATTTAAAAAATGAACTTGCTAGCAACAAAAAAATTACTATTTTAGCTTAAAGGAGAAAACAATATGACACAACAACAATTTAACAACTTTGAACGCGAATACGACTGGAACGACACTATCCAAAAAGACGCTGAATTCACATTGCTGCCTGAAGGTCTATACAATTTTACAGTTAAGAGCTACGAGCGTGGACGCCACACGCCAAACCCACAGAACCCAGGTAAATTGCCAGCATGTAACAAGGCGACTGTTCACATCCAAATCGTAGCAAACGAAGGCGAGACAGAACTCAAGCATAACTTATTCTTGCATAGCTCAACAGAAGGTATGTTGTCAGCATTCTTTGGTGCTATTGGGCAAAAACGTAAAGGCGAACCATTGCGTATGGATTGGAATGCAATCGTAGGACGAACTGGCGTATGTAAAGTAGGAGCCCGTGAATATAACGGCAACAAGTACAACGAAGTCAAGGGTATGATTTATGCTGAAGATGTGGATTATACAAAAGTTCTGAACCAACAGCCAGGACAAACTACACAAGCAAGCTACCAACAACCGCAGCAACAAAACTTTGGACAACAACCAGGACAAGCCGGATACCAAGCTGGGCAATTTTAGGAGGTAAGGGATGCAATTAAGACCTTATCAACAGGAAGCACGGGAAGCTGTTCAAGCTGAATGGGCTAAAGGTCGCAAGCGCACGCTCTTAGTATTGCCAACAGGATGTGGAAAGACAATCGTCTTTTCCAAAATCATTGAAGACCAAGTGAAAGAGGGCAAGCGTGTGCTTGTCCTTGCTCATAGGTCGGAGCTTTTGGAGCAGGCTAGTGACAAGCTCAAGACTGCGACAGGACTCGGCACGGCCTTAGAAAAAGCTGAGAATACCTCTATCGGTTCATGGTATCGGGTTGTCGTTGGATCAGTCCAAACCATGCAGAGAAAGAAACGACTTAGTCAATTCCCTCCCGATTGGTTCGATACGATTGTAGTCGACGAAGCACATCACGCTATTTCAGATGGTTATCAACGTGTACTTGGTTATTTTGAGCAGTCGAATGTATTGGGAGTGACTGCAACGCCTGACCGTGGAGATATGAAGAATCTTGGTTCTTATTTCGATAGCTTAGCTTATGAGTATTCACTGGTCCAGGCTATCCAAGAAGGGTACCTATCGAAAATCAAGGCTTTAACAATTCCGCTTAGCTTGGATTTATCAAATGTCAGCATGTCAGCAGGCGATTTTAAGGCAAGTGATGTTGGAACGGCACTGGACCCATACCTGGAACAGATAGCGGACGAAATGGTCAAACAATGCTCAGACCGCAAAACAGTCGTGTTCTTACCTTTGGTAAAGACCTCGCAGAAGTTTCGCGACATCCTGAACGCAAAAGGTTTTCGTGCTGCTGAAGTCAATGGAGAGTCCAAGGATCGTGCAGAGATTTTAGAAGACTTCGAGAATGACCGCTACAATGTGCTTTGTAATTCGATGTTATTGACGGAAGGTTGGGACTGCCCGTCAGTAGATTGCGTGGTCGTGCTGCGACCTACCAAAGTGCGAGCGCTGTATAGCCAGATGGTAGGGCGTGGTACTCGATTGCATCCAGGGAAAGAAGAACTGCTTTTGCTAGACTTTCTCTGGCACACTGAACGCCACGAACTATGCCGGCCAGCTCACTTGATTTGTGAGACGCCAGAAGTCGCTCAGAAAATGGTTGAGAACATGGAAGAGCAAACAGGCGTCATGCTTGACCTTGAAGATATGGAAGTTAAGGCAGCAGAAGACGTAGTCGCTCAACGTGAGGAAGCTTTGGCCAAACAATTGGAAGAAATGCGTAAACGTAAGCGCAAATTAGTAGATCCATTGCAATTTGAAATGTCTATCCACGCTGAAGACTTGTCAAACTACGTGCCAAACTTTGGATGGGAGATGTCACCTCCTAGCGACAAACAAATCAAAGCGCTTGAAAAATACGGCATCTTTACTGACGAAGTAGGAAATGCAGGAAAAGCCAATCTTTTGTTGGATAGATTGCACAAGCGACAATCAGAAGGCTTGACCACACCAAAACAAATCCGTTTCCTGGAAGGTCGTGGTTTCAAAGATGTGGGCATGTGGCAATTTGACCATGCCAGAAACATGATTGATCGTATCGCAGCGAACGGATGGAGATTGCCTACAGGCGTTCGACCGTCTGAATATGTGCCAAATTAAAGAAGGAGAAAACAGTGGCAGAGAATGATTTTAACTTATTGCCGTTGCTGGATTACATCAATCCTGCCACGGTAGACTACCAGACATGGGTCAACATAGGTATGGCCTTAAAACACGAAGGTTACACGGCATCCGACTGGGACAACTGGTCGCAAAATGATAGCCGGTATAAGAAGTTTGAATGCTTCAAGAAATGGGATACTTTCAACGAAGAAGCTGGAACTATCGTAACCGGTGCAACGATTACCCAACTAGCAAAAGAAAATGGTTGGGTATCTCAATCTGGCTATGACAGTGAGAATGCTCATGAATTAGGTTGGACAGATACAATCGACCGTGACTATCGCGTCATCGACAAAGATTGGATTGAAGGGAAGGAAATCCACGAGCCGACAATTTGGAATCCGGTTCAGGAAATTATCAAATACCTTGAAACGCTCTTTGAAGCTAGCGAAAATGTTGGGTACGTCACGGAAAGCTATCCAAAAGTCAACGACGAAACGGGCGAAATTGAAAAATGGCTACCAACTAAAGGGGCTTACGACCGTACTGCCGGACAATTGATTGAAGCTCTTAGTAAATGTAATGGAGATATCGGTGCAGTCCTGGGCGATTATCACGAAGAAGCTGGCGCATGGGTTCGATTCAATCCTATGGATGGCAAGGGTGCCAAGAACGAAAACGTGACAGATTTCAGGTATGCCCTGGTTGAATCTGACAGCATGCCGATTGACAAGCAAAACGCAATCTATAAAGAACTTGAATTGCCGATTGTAGCCCTGGTCCACAGTGGAAATAAATCACTACACGCTATCGTCAAAGTAGATGCTAAGAACTACGAAGAATATCGTAATCGTGTTGATTATCTTTATAAAATCTGTCAGAAAAACGGAATCATCGTCGACACACAGAACCGAAACCCAAGCAGACTATCACGCATGCCAGGTTTTATCCGTAATGGACAGAAGCAATTTCTAGTAGACACGAACATCGGTAAGGCTGATTGGGATGAGTGGTATCAATATATCGAAGATTTGAACGATGATTTACCTGATCCAGAATCACTTTCAGATTCGTGGGATAATTTGCCAGAATTGGCGCCTGAGTTGATTAAAGGAGTTCTTCGTCAAGGTCATAAAATGCTGATTGCCGGACCTTCAAAAGCTGGTAAATCATTTGCTTTAATTGAGATGTCGATTGCGATTGCAGAGGGTAAACAGTGGCTCGGTTGGGATTGTACCCAAGGGCGTGTGTTATACGTCAATCTGGAGTTAGACCGGCCATCTGCCCTACATCGCTTCCGAGATGTCTATCAAGCTATGGGATTGGCTCCGCAAAATATCAACAACATCGATATCTGGAACCTTCGTGGGAAGACCGTACCGATGGACAAGCTGACGCCTAAGCTCATCCGTCGAGCTTTGAAAAAGAACTATATCGCAGTCATCATCGACCCGATTTACAAGGTCTTAACCGGTGACGAGAACAGCGCAGACCAGATGGCGCACTTCACCAATCAATTTGATAAGGTGGCGACAGAGCTAGGCTCTAGTGTTATCTACTGCCACCATCATTCAAAAGGTTCTCAAGGTGGTAAGAAATCAATGGACCGCGCCAGTGGTTCGGGTGTATTCGCTCGAGATCCTGACGCACTTATCGACTTAGTAGAGTTGGAAGTGTCAGAAGAATTATTGACGCAGCGTTTGAACCAAGCGACATGCGAGGTTTACAAACAGGCTTTACAAGAACGAAATAACGCTTATTACCAACAGAATGTCGGACTAGATGATCTATTGAGTCCTGCGCAGATGAGAACGCACTTTGAAAAAGGTATCGATGATGTCATGATTCGAGCTCCATACGTGGACAAACTCGAAGAAGTACGCAAACAAATTCAGATAGCGACTGCGTGGCGTGTAGAAGGTACGCTTCGCGAGTTTGCTAAATTAAAGCCAGTGAACATGTGGTTCAGCTATCCAGTACACGCGCTTGATAAAACGGGCGTACTGGCCGATATTCAATTGGATGATGTGAATGGGAAAAATTCTCCGTGGAAGAAAAACTTCGATAAGAAAGAAACCAAAGAGGATAAAGCTCAGAAAGTTGAGACTGCAATCGGAATTTTGAATGATGGTATCGAACCAGTAACTCTGGAAAGTTTGGTAGATTATTTCTCTACTGAAGAGAAGCCAGTGAGTGAAAAAACAGTCCGTAGGTGGATAAAAAACAACGGAAAATTTGAAATTATAAACAAGGAAATTGTGCCAAAAAACTTAAATATAGATGAATAGGGACAAGGACATATCGAAGGACACATCGAAAGACATATCGAAGGACATTATTCGATTTGTCCTTAGGGACACAGGGACATTATTCGATTTGTCCTTATGTCCCTAAAATGCAAAAAACGAGGGACATATCGAATATTTTATCGAAATGTCCGAGGGACAAAACTAGGGACAGAATATTCTCTTTCTCCGAAAGAAGAATATTTAGGAAATGTCCCTGATGGTCCATGGGTACATGAACAGGAACAAGGGGGCTATGCATCCGCCCCTTGTAACCCTGTAACCATGTCCCCTGACATGGACTAAGCGCGAAATAAAAAAAGAAAGGAAGTACATTTATAAAAATGTCTATTGAATTCTTTTTACCGATGCAAAAAATTCCGACAACGACTCACCAACAAAAAAAGGTAAACGTCCGATTTGGAAAGCCAATCTTTTATGAGCCAGAGGATCTGAAGAATGCCAGAGCGAAATTCGAGAGCTTGCTCGCGCAGCATGTGCCTCCGAATAAAATCAAAGGTGCAGTTCGTCTGACGGTTAAGTGGTGCTTCCCTCGTATCAAAAAAAGTTACGATGGCCAGTACAAGACCACGAAGCCAGATACAGACAATTTACAGAAATTACTCAAGGACTGCATGACTAAGCTTGGCTATTGGCAAGATGATGCCCAAGTGGCCAGCGAGATTGCTGAGAAATTCTGGGCAGACACAGTCGGGATCTATATCAAAATTGAGGAATTGGAATGAAGATTGATTACATTGATTTCTTTAGCAGACAAATTCCGGAATGGATGGCACGCAGTAACCAGAAGAGTCAAGAAGTTGGATTCGGAACAGATGCTTATTGGCAATGGGCGGTGTCGTCTATCGGAGAAATTTGCAAACAATACAATGATGATGAGCTGGTGACAGAACAATTCGGTTTGCTCTTTAACTGGCTAGAAAAACAAGCAGGTTAAACTATGGAATATAGCAAACAAACAATAATTGAATCTTTTGAACGCTCGATTGAGAAAATCAAGAATGAAATCGAGAAATATTCGAAAGATTGCAACGGACGATTTGCGCAAGGAAGAACTGCGCATCGTGAATTTTTGAAGAAAAAACTGACGAGATTGGAGAAGCAGTTGGAGGAACTGAAAAATGAATAAACGGGAATTGATAAAACATATCGAGGATTTGCCTTACAAAGAGGGCTCTATCGTCGATAAAATTTACATCAGCAGAAAAGGGCTTTTGGAACTAGTAAATCAACTAGACGAACCCGGAAAACCAGTAGTACCGCCTGTTGTATCGGTTTGGTATCAGATAAACAAAAATAATTTATATAAAAACATTGCATACCTTTGTGCTAATTGGGCAAAATCGACAACTTATGATGCTCTCTTTGATTGGATGTCGAATACAGATAACTTTATCGAAATTCTCGTCAAAATGCACCAGTTCGGCTACGAGGTCGAGAAAGAAAAGCGGTATTGGGTGAAACTAAAAGCAGTTGATCAGTATCTTGTAAGTGCTAAAGATGAAAAATTCTTGGGATTTTTACAAAGCAAATTAAGAAGCAAATTCACCCGAAAAGAATTAGAAGATTTAGGCTTCGGCTGGGTGTTTGATTGTGAAGGTATTGAAATTGAGGAGGTGGAGTGATGGTACAAACACTTGAAGAAGGAATGAAGATTCAAAGCAAAAGCATAAAAATCCCAAGGGGAATCAGACCGTTTGATGTAGGTTATCGAGTAGTAAACGAAAACGGCTCAAGCGCTGAAATTATTTGAAGAAGCCGGCGAACTTGCGCAAGCGCATTTGAAAGAACGTGAGCAAGACGGAAAAGATGCTGTTGGCGATATTTTGGTAGTGCTGACTATCTATTGTCAGCAGAAAGGCTGGAGCATTGCAGAATGTTTTGAACTGGCGTATAACGAGATCAAAAACCGAAAAGGAAAAATGGTAAACGGTTCATTTGTGAAAGAAGGGGATTTGTAAATTGACAATCAATATTAAGCAGCGACTAAAGGCCTTGCAATATATTGATATCAAAGTGAAGTCAAAACATCAGGAAATCATCAGCTTGAAGTCGGGTATTTTACGAGGACAGCAATTTGATAATATGCCGAAATCGAAAAATAATAAAAACCAGTCCGAAGAATTAAACGTGCTGATCATCGACAAGTCAGAACAACTCTATCGTGAAATTCAAGATCTGTATAAAGAACGTGAAGAACTTATTCAAGCAATCGAGTCGCTTGATGATCCGGTGGAGAACATCGTAATGCGATTGTTTTACATCGATGGGATGACCTGGAACGAAGTTGAGGCTAAGCTGAGATATAGCCGAGGTGCTATTCAAAAAATTAGGAAGTCCGCTTTTGGGAACTTATCAAAAAATGTGAACAAAGTGAACTAAAGTGAAACTTTAAAGTGATATTATGATATTGTCAGCAAGAGGCTGATAGGCTCCTATATATTTTTTACTGAAGGGCGTAATGCCCTTTGTGGCGGCGATAGGATTCTCTACTATTTTTGGTTCTCACACAGATAAGCTCTCCAAACTTTTTGTTTTCCCGGTTCGATTCCGGGCGCCGTCTTAACGACTACAACAAAATAAAAAAGAAAAGGTAACAATATACTATTGGTTCTGATAGAGGTAAGTAGTCGCCTCTCGTTAAGTCACTCATTGAGTGGCTTTTTGATTTTTCAAGAATTGGAGGTGATGGAAAATCACTAAATTGACTTTAAAACAACAAAGATTCGCTGACGAGTACATCATCAGCGCAAATGCGACAGATGCTGCTATTAAGGCAGGATATAGTGAAAAGACTGCTAGAAGTCAAGGACAGCGTCTGTTGACAAAAGCTGACATTTCTGATTACATTCAAAAACGAATGGAAGAGCTCCAGGATGAAAAAATCTTGACGCAAAAACAAATTCTTTTGATGTTGTCAGAGATTGCTTCTGGTCAAGCTATGGAAACCACGGTAGTCACGACTAAGGTCGCTGAATTGAAACTAGATCCTGTGAGTGGTAAGTCTGTTAAAGTCTACAACGAAATTCCTCAACTTGTCGAGTACCCTACGAAAAATAGCGATAGAAATAAAGCTCTTGAGTTACTAGGTAAACGATATAAGATGTGGACTGACAAGGTAGAGGCAGACGTTTCTGGAACGGTGGTGTTTGCGAATGAGTCAGACATACCAGATTAAACAGAACGATATTGTCGTAGACCTACCGAAGATGGTAGGAGCTGGATATGGCCAGTTCTGGCGATCGAGAAACCTTTATCGAGTTGTAAAAGGCTCCCGTGGTTCGAAGAAATCAAAGACGACGGCTTTGAATTATGTTACTCGTATTTTAAAATACCCATGGGCTAACTTACTTGTTATTCGTAGATACTCGAACACGAACAAGCAATCGACCTACACGGATTTTAAGTGGGCAGCTAACCAACTAAAAGTCGCTCATAAATTCAAATTCAATGAATCTTTACCTGAGATAACTGTCAAAGAAACAGGCCAAAAGATTCTATTCCGTGGTTTGGATGATGAACTTAAAATCACATCTATCACGGTTGATGTAGGCATCTTATGTTGGGCATGGTTTGAAGAAGCGTATCAAATCGAAACTGAAGATAAGTTCAGTACAGTCGTTGAGTCTATCCGTGGTAGCTTAGATATGCCTGATTTTTTTAAACAAATCACGGTCACATTTAACCCGTGGAATGAGAGGCATTGGCTCAAGCGCGTCTTCTTTGACGAAGAGACCAAACGAGCCGATACGCTTTCGATGACGACTACTTATCGATGTAACGAGTGGCTTGATGAAGTCGATATCAAACGCTATGAAGATTTGTATCATACGAATCCGAGACGTGCGAGAATCGTATGCGACGGCGAGTGGGGTGTCGCTGAAGGTTTAATCTACAACAACGTGACTGTCAAGGAATTTGACAAAGACGAGTTGCTGCAAAATCCTGATAACAAGTTGTGCATCGGCCTTGACTTTGGTTTCACTCACGATCCAACCGCTTTGTGTTGTTCATTGATAAATGACAAAACAAAAGAAATACACATCTTTGACGAAGCTTACAAAGTTGGTCTGATAACCAAGGAAGTCGCTAAGTTGATAAAAGATAAAGGTTATCATCGTTCGACAATCATCGCAGATAGCGCAGAGTCTCGTCTGATTGAAGAACTTAGGTCAGAACATGGCATATCTCGAATTAAAGAGAGTAGAAAAGGAAAGGATAGTATCATGGCAGGCGTGTCCAAATTACAAGGATACGCTATTTATGTACATCCGAGGTGTGAACATATCATGGACGAATTTTACAGTTATTGTTATCAACGCGATAAAGAAGGTAATTGGTTGAACAAGCCAGAAGATAAGAATAACCACTTGATGGACGCGCTTCGATATAGCCTTCAATGTATTGAAGGTGTCAAAGCTACTGTTCGCAGACGCTCAGATTTTGGTTTATAGAAAGGGATTAAAGGGATTAAATGTATCAGATTTTAACTTATCCGAGAGAAGGATATGACGAAACAGCTTTGAACAAGGAATTGATTTATAAGCTGATCCAGAAACACGCACAAGAACGCCAGCGTTTGAAGAAGCTTAAAAGTTACTACATGGGCGAACATGCTATTTTAAATCATGAGCGACGAAACAAGAACGCTCCAAACTTTAAAACAGTAGCAAACCATGCGAAAGATATTTCGGACACTGCCACAGGTTACTTTATGGGCAATGCTATTAAGTACAATAACACTGCTGAAGGTGATATCGAATCCTTACTTGCGGCGTTTGATGGTGCTGAGATTGACCAGGTAGACACACAGAACGCATTGAACATGTCTATCTACGGCCGTGCTTACGAGTACATCTACGCAAAAGAAGGACTGACTGAACTCGATTCTACTAGCGTAGATCCTGAGAATGTATTCCTGGTTTATGATGATAGTATCGAACGCAAGGTTCTCTTTGCAGTGTACTACTACGAAATCAAGGATGACACGAAGGATGCTACCAAGTATCAAGCTGAAGTCTTTACTCAAAATCTGCATTATCACATCGTGCTGCGTGATTCAAGCACAGGAACAACACAGAATGAGCAAGTAGAACCTCACAATCTTGGTCAGGTCCCAATCATTGAATACCGAAACAATAACTTTGCAATTGGTGATTACGAGCAACAGATTAGTTTGATTGATGCTTACAACTCGTTGATGGGTAATCGTGTCAACGACAAAGAACAAGCAGTCGAGTCTATTCTCGTATTGTACGGTGCGCAGTTAGCTGACAACCTGGAAGATGCCAGAGAAGCAATGAGCATCCTTGCTGAAGAAGGACTTTTGGAGTTGCCAACAGATGCCAAGGCTGATTTCTTGAAGAACGCTCTGGACGAGAACGCTACTGAAATCTTGCGTAAGGCTTTGAAAGAAGACATCTACACATTTAGCCATGTGCCAAATTTGACAGATGAGAACTTTGCAGGCAATAGCTCGGGCGTAGCTATGGAATTTAAGCTGCTAGGTCTCGAGATGATTACTAAGACCAAGGAAGCGAATTACAAACGTGGTATCCGTCAACGTATCAGCATTTTTGCTCATTATTTAGGTATGCAGCAGATTGCTCTTGAGGCACACTCGATTGTGCCACAGTTTAGCCGTGGATTGCCTAAAAACTTACTTGAATTGTCACAGGTTATCAATAATCTTGAAGGTAAGGTGTCACTTCGTCAGCTTATTTCTCTCTTACCATTCGTCGAGGATCCTGACGCTGAATTGGAAGACCTTGAGGAAGAAAAAGAAAAGAATATGGAACGTGTGCCATTCTTTAACCAGGTAAACACGAAGCCAGACGACGAGGTGACAGATGAAGAACCAGGAGTATTGGGCGAAGAGGAAGGCTAATCTCATCTATGAGCAGATGGATAAGGCTGAGAAGCAAGCGGACAAGTTTGACGATATCTACAGACAATCAAAAGCCTATCTAGATAAACAAATCAACAAGGTCTTTGATAAGTTTCAGCGTGATTATGGTTTGAGCGAGCGTGATGCTCGTCATGTTTTGAAGAACATGAAAGACCAAAAGGACCTGAATGAACTTCGTAAGGTTCTTGAAGCTAGACCTAATGACCCGAATATCCAACGATTGCTTGCTGATTTAGACAGTCCAGCTTACGCTTATCGCATGAAGCGTTTAGAACGTTTGAACGACGATTTAGACCGTATGCGTGAGTCTATCTATCATTCTGAAAAGTCAGGTTCAGACGCCTTTTATAGCGACTTGATGAAGGATAGCTACTACAAAGCTACCTTTGACTTGCAGCAGCAAACAGGACTTGCTTATAGCTTCTCCGACTTACCTGAAACAGAAATCAAGCGTCTACAAGGCCTAAAATGGACGGGAGAGGCCTATTCGGACAGAATATGGTCAAATACTGGGGCGCTTGCTTCAAGCGTGAAAGACGAGCTCCTGGTAAGTCTCATGACTGGTCGAAGTGTAAGAGATACATCTCAAGCAATCGCAGAACGTTTTGAAGTTGGGCAGAACAAAGCTAGGCGTTTGGTTCGTACCGAGTCAGCATTCTTTCATAATCAGATGGAACTGCTCAGCTATGAAGATGCTGAGATTACAAAGTATAAATTTGTGGCAGTCTTAGATAAGCGTACGTCTGAGATTTGTCAAGAACACGACAACAAAGTCTATGATACTGACAAGGCTGTTCCTGGCGTGAACTATCCGCCTTTACATCCATGGTGTCGGTCTACAACCATTGCACATGATGAGGATATCGACTACAGCAAGCTTGAGCGCAGGGCTAGAAATCCTGAAACAGGAAAAGTCGAGTACGTGCCTGCTGATATGAGTTATAAAGAGTGGTATGGTAAATACGTTGCGAAAGACGAGAAAAACACTAAAATTGATTTCTCTAAACTGACAACTAAAGAAATTAATAATCTTGATTTTGATGATCTTATGAAATACTATGAGTGGGTCGAAGAACAAGAGAAGCTAAAAGCAAAACAAAAAGAATTGCTGGCCGAAGCAGAGAGAAAACTTTTAGAAGAACGAGAAAGCAAAGTTCCTAAAGCTCGTCGTGATTTAGTTTCACGTATAGAAGAGAGACTTAGAACGACGAATTTTGTTGATGTTTTCGGAGAAGAAAATGCACAAGGTCTTTTAAGAGAATTGCGTTTCTTCCCGAATGATGATTTTGTGCAATCTCTCTACGGTTCAGTAGATAAAGTATCATTTGCAAAAGTAAAAGAAATGTCTTCTCATGTGTCTGGTACACAAATTAATTTGGCACAAGGCGATTTTATTTACAACAAGAAATTTAATCAAAAGGCACATTCAATCGTTCTTCATGAATTTACTCATGGCATCGATAACATCGCAACTTACTTCGGTGCCCCGGAATTGGGAGCTAAAGCATTTAGCAGTCAGTACGACTTGTACAATACCATAAAAAAAGATATGGACAATTATATTTTCGGGGATATGAAGCTCAAAAGAGGGGCCTCAATAGACGAGAAGAGAGCATTCTTCAATCTTCAACAAGCTAAAGTAAGAGATTTTAAATCGGAATTATATGAACTGGCAAAGAAACTAAACCCAGAAATTCATCCTGAAGAAAATGCAGAGGTTGTCGCATTTGCATCAGATATGATGAGTTCTTTCAGAAGTGCGGAATATGGCTCTCAGAATTTCAATCATTCGGATTCTTATTGGAAAAATAAAGCACATCGAGGGATGGAATTTATTGCAGAATATACTCAAGCTCAAATGACCCCTGAAATAAAATCGTTTTATGACAAAGTTTTTCCGAATTCTGTTAAGATATATAATGAAATATTCGAAGATATTTCAAAATTGAAACTAGAAAATCAAAAGCCAATTGTTTGGTAAGGAGATCAGGATGTTTTTTTGGAAGAATGAAAAAATTTATAATCAATTCAAAGAAATTGGAGAGCGATACAGAAACCATTTTGGAGAAGATTTTCCGGTATACCTGATAATTCCTTTCGAGGTGACTGAGGAAGTTATTTCCAAATATAATTCAGTCGTGGATTCGTGCATTAAGAAAAATGAAGCGTTTGAAAAACCGATTGATTACGACGACAGAATTTATTAAGCACCTAGAGAAATCTAAGTGCTTTTTTCATGCTCAGAAAGGAGGAATCATGTTTATTTGGGAATGGGTGCTTATAGCACTCGGTTGGTTAGTGTTCTTGATGGTGGTAGCGTTTTGTTTATCACTCACAAGAAGCCTAATCGATGAGTTCAGCAAAAGAAAGTAGGTGATCCAACATCTTGACTGGCAGGAATAGACTGCTTCTTAATATCGTTACTTAACCGTATCAGAATTGATGCGGTTTTTCTATTGTCCGAGCATTGACGACACTAAAAGCCATGGAATTATACAGTCGGGGACGACTTTAAAAATAGGAGGTTCGTAATGAACGAAGAAACACAAGCAGTCGAAACGGTTGAAGCTCAAGGGGTACCTGCAGAATCTACTATCGAGGAGCAACCGCAAGACGAGAAGAAGTACACAGATGCAGAAGTTGACGAAATCATCAACAAAAAGTTTGCTAAGTGGAAATCAGAGCAAGAAGCCAAGGAAAACGAAGCCAAGAAACTTGCTAAAATGAACGCTGACGAGAAACAAAAATATCAGTTAGAACAGCGTGAGCAAGAACTAGCTAACCGTGAACAAGCTATTGCTCGTAAAGAATTGACTGCAGAAGCTAAGGCAATGCTAAGTGAACGTGGCTTACCAGTTGAATTAGTGGCCGTGGTTGATTTGTCAAACGCTGAAGCTGTAACTGAATCAGTTACAAGCATTCAGAAAACTTGGGAGGATGCAGTCCAGAAAGGTGTATCTGACCGAATGAAAGGTAGCGCACCTATCAAGACTGCGCCACAACAATCAACAGGGCTGTCAAGAGCTCAATTTTTCCAAATGAGTCATTCAGAGAAGGCTGCATTGAAACAGTCAAATCCTGAATTGTATAACTCGTTTTTGAATTAATTAAAAAGGGGAATTTAAAACATGACACAAACTAAAATTGCAAATCTAGTAAATCCTGAAGTGATGGGAGATATGATTGCAGCTAAACTACCAAAGAAATTGCAAGTGATCCCATTTGCAGCAATCGACCGTACGCTTGAAGGTGTGCCAGGAAACACAATCACAGTACCATCTTACACTTATATCGGTGATGCTGAAGACGTAAACGAAGGTGTAGAAGCTGGTGTTGTAGTCCTTGGTACATCTACTAAGACTGCTACAATCAAGAAAGCTATGAAAGCTGTTGAATTGACAGACGAAGCTATTCTCTCTGGTTATGGCGATCCAGTAGGAAACGCAGAAAACCAACTCGCACTTTCAATCGCATCTAAAATCGATAACGATGCAATGGATGCGCTTTTGAAAACAAACACTCGTAAGTTTGACTCTAAGACAAAAGCAATCAGCTATGATGTAATCGTAGACGCTATTGACTTGTTTGAAGAAGAAGTCAACACTGAAAAAGTAATGTTTGTCAATCCAAAACAAGTAACAACTTTGCGTAAAGACCCTAACTTCATCTCAGCGGATAAATATCCAAACCAAGTCGTTATGACTGGTGAAATCGGAACAATCGCTAATACACGCATCGTTCCTACTAAGAAAGTCGCTCTTGATGGAACTAGCGCATTCTTCACTTGTCCAATCATCAAACTTACTCATGATGATGAAACTGAGAAAGACACTCCAGCTTTGACTGTTTACCTTAAACGTGACCCAAACGTTGAAGTAGACCGTAAGTCTTTGAAACGTACTACTGAAATCTCAATTGACGAGTTCTACACAGTTGCCGTTTCAGACGACTCTAAGGTAGTGCTTGCTGAAATCAAGAAATAAGGTCTGACCTATGAAAGTCAGAGTCAAGCAAGCGTTCAATGATTGGCAAGCGCAAGTGGTTCGACAAGAGAACGAGATTTTTGAGATGACAGAAGAACGCTTTGATGAACTGTCGCATAATCTCAAGGAAGGGTTCTCGGTTGATATCGCAGATGTAGTTGAAATCATTGATGAAGAAACCGAAGCACAAGGAGACGAGACGACTCCTTTAGATTAGGAGGTCTTATGGAACTTGGAAAACTAAAAACGTTGACAGGCGAGAGTGACGAAGCAGTCCTCTCGTCTTTGATTTTACGGGCAGAAAATATCATTTTATCAGAAACTAATCGGGACAATCTCACGCCTGCACTTGAAAGACTTATCCCTGAACTTGTAATTGAGCTCTACAACCGCTCAGGAAGCGAGGGAGAGCAGTCAAGAAGCGAAGGTGGTATATCTGTTACCTACGGAGAGAACGGATTGTCTATAGGCGTTTTACAGCGTATTCGGATGCATCGATTAGCAAGGGTGGCAGGTCATGTTTTTGAAAAAGAATAGACTGAAGCCCTACCCTCTTAGACGGTTTGAAAAGACTGTATCGGACGAGGGGGTCGCTAAAGAAGGGTATGCGAGTGTTGTTGATGAAGTACTGCTTGAGCTTTGGCCTGCAAGTAGCAAGCTACAATCTGAAATCTACGGAGACCGTGTCAACGATATCTTGAACGCAAATGCGAGCAAGGGTGCAAATATCAACGTTAAAGACGGGGTCTGTATCGATAGTAAGACAGAGGTCACGCATCGGGTTATTTCAAAAAAAGTATATAGTCAACATCAAGTTTTGGAGTTAGAACGTGTCAGGTTTAATCGGAGCAGATAGCTTAATCGCTAAATGCCGTAAGCTCTACGGAGCAAAGACTAATGAGTTTGTAGGCCAAGCAGTCTTGCATGCTGGTAAGACAATCGTTCAACCTGAAGCAAAACTCAGGGCACCGGCGAATGAAGGTGAGTTGAGAAATAGCATCAGAGTAAGGTTGAAAGTGAACGGCAACAAGATATCAAGCGAAATATTCACGAATTCAGATCACGGCGCTTATGTCGAACTTGGAACAGGTCCGAAAGGACTAGCTAATCATTCGGGTATATCGCCTGAAGTGAGCGTGTCTTATCGCTCTAGTCCATGGTACGTGCACGAAGACCAAATCAACGTAGGACCTTATCACTTTGCAAAAAGAGGTGAGTTCTACAAGATGTATGGTCAACCGGCGCAACCTTACTTGTACCCCGCTTTGAAAGACAATCATGACCGTATATCAAGAAGTATTTCGAAATATATTAGTAGGAAGCTGAAGGAGCAGATATAATGATTAATATTAAACCCGTAATTTACAAAGAATTGCAGAAGGTCGCAGATAATGTGACCGATACTTATCCGGACGATTGGGAGAACTTCCCAGTCGTTATTTTTTTGGAAGAACAGAACAAGCCAGGTGATTGGTATGACGAGAAAGAGCGCAAGTCGAATATCCGCTACAAGGTTGATATATTCGACAAAGACAGTACAAGCAACTTAGCGGTTGAAATCGATAAGATTTTTGCATCGTTAGGTTTACGAAGAACTGACTGTCAGGACGTTCCTGACCCGTCGCATTTGCGTCATAAGTTGATGCGATTCGAAGGTATCGTCGACCTAAATTCACAATTGGTTTATCAACACAGAATGGAGAATTAATAGATGTTAGCAAATGGAATTAAGCTCGCTTATGGAAAAGCTAAAGGAACTTATACTGACCTTGTAGGACTTAAAGAAGTGCCTGAATTCGGTATCGAACCTGAAAAGGTTGAAAACACAACCCTTGCAGATAAGGTTAAAAAATACGAATTTGGTATTGGTGATGCAGGAGAACTTGAGTACAAGTTCGCTTATGATAACTCAAGCACAACTTCTTCTTACCGTGTTTTGCGTAAGGCAGCGGAAGATAAGGAGAAACTCTTCTTTGAACAAACTTACCCAGATAAAACTAAGGTTCAATTTGAAGGTCAAGTATCTGTCAAACTTGGCGGTGGTGGTGTGAACTCTGTTATTGAGTTTACTCTTAAAATCGCACTACAATCTGAACTTGAATTCACAGACGGAATTGGAGGTTAATAGATGACTACTCTACCATACGCAGTTTGGCAAGTCAGCGAGAATAAGGAGTTGAAGCTCCGTCTCACATCCTTGCAAGCGACGAAAGTCGAAGAAAAAATCGGAGTGAACCTGCTCAAGGTGTTCATGCCTGCTGAAGGCGAGTCTTTTGCATTGCCACCTTTGAAGATAATGTTGCTCTTGACTCACGGAGCGCTTCAGAAATATGAACACGGCATTTCATTCGAAGATGTATCTGATCTATATGATTCTTACGTGGACAATGGCGGTGACCAGGCAGCGTTTATGGCAGATGTTGTCTTGCCGATGCTTCAAGTATCGGGTTTTATGCCACGGGAGAAAACAAACAAGAAGAAAGCTCCCAAAAAATCCAAAACCAAAATGGAAGTAGTCGACTAGAAGAGACTGCTGTCAATTCAGTAAAAGAAATGGTTGAGAGGCTATATCCGATGTTCTTAGATATCGGAGGAAAGCCTCTCGATTTTTGGGATTTAACCATATTAGAAATCAGAGACATGATTGAAAGTCACAATCGTGTCACGATTCAAAGGCAAAAAGAAAAAATAGTTGAATCTTACAGACTTTCGCAAATGATAGCGAATAACGTATCCTTGTTACTTTCGAAAGAAGCTAAACCTCTTGACGTTTGGGACTACGCTCCGGACTTGTTCCAGGAAGAGAGAGACCAAGTCGAAAAAGCAAGGCAAGAACAAGAAATGAGGATGCATAAGGAACGTATGCGCGCATTCGCTGAAAGTCATAATCGAAAAATGAAGATGAAAGGAGAATAGATGGGAGTTACTCTTGATGAGCTCAAGGTAATGATTGATGCTGAAATCGCACCTTTCAAGAACAAGATGAAAGAAGTCGAGAACAGAGTCAAGGATGCATCTGGTAAGGTCCAAGAATCAACCAACAAGATTAAGGCACAGTCCGGTTCTATGTTGGGTACATTTGCTAAATTGGCTAAATTTGCCGGGTTGGCATATCTTGGTAAGAAGATGCTCGATGTCGGTATGTATTCGACTCAAATGGCTCTTGAAGTCACAGCAGCAGTCAATCAAATCAAGCGCCAAATGGGTGAGAGCTCACAAACATTCTTAAAATGGGTTAACGATAATGCAAGTGCTATGAACATGGGTGTTGGTGAAGCGACAAAATATGGGGCGGTATATTCAAACTTATTTTCTGGCTTTATCAAAGACTCAAACAAATTGAGCGCCTATACTGCTAAGATGCTTCAGACATCTGCAGTTGTAGCTGAAGGTTCAGGTCGTAGTATCACGGACGTAATGGAACGTATTCGTTCTGGTTTGCTAGGGAACACCGAAGCAATTGAAGATTTAGGAATCAACGTCAATGTGGCGATGATCCAATCTACTGAAGCGTTTAAACGTTTTGCAAATGGCCAAAGCTGGGACCAACTCGATTACCAAACTCAGCAACAGATTCGACTTATGGCTATCCTGGAACAAGCAACCGCCAAATATGGTACAACATTGTCTCAGTCAGTCAACGGACGAATCAGCTTGTTTAAATCATTACTTAAAGATGCTGCACTTAACGTAGGGAATGCATTCCTACCAATAGTGAACGCTGTCATGCCAGTCTTGAACTCATTCGCTATGGTGTTGAAGAATGTAACTGCTAAGCTGGCAGAGTTTATCGCTCTAATGTTTAACAAGAAAGCGACTGTAAAAGACGGTGGTGTAGCCGGAGCAGTCAATGACATGAACGGAACGCTACAAGATGCAGCAGGCGGTGCAGGCGACCTAGCAGATGCCATGGGTGACGCAGATGATGCTTCAGGTGGTATGGCCGATAACCTCGACGACACAGCCAAGTCAGCCAAGAAAGCCGTTAAGGAATTACTTGGTCTAATGGGATTTGATGAAATCAACCTACTAGGCAAGAAAGACGATTCTGACGATGGCGACGGAGCTGGTAAAGGTAAAGGTGGCGGTGGAGGCAAAGGCAAGAAAGGAAAGGGAGGCGGTGGCGGACCTTTCAAAGATATCTTGCCAGAAATAGCCTTGACCGACATGGATAACCAATTCAAGAGCATCTTTGACGGTCTCGGAGACAAACTAAAAGGTTTATTCGACCTGTTTGGTAAAGGGTTTAACGCTGCATTCAGGTCTGACGGCTTGGAGCGTATCAAGATTGCTTTAGGAGAAATCGGCAAAACGCTAGCAGAAATTGCCACGGACAAAAGAGTTGTAGAAGCCTATGACAGGATGACCAAGAAGATTGCTTACGCACTCGGACAGATTGCAGGTTCAATTGCCACTGTTGGTGTTGGTATTGGTGTATTTCTTGCTGAAAGTATCGCTAACGGTCTAGGACGTCAAAAAAGGCACATAATTAGAGCCTTAGTGGCTTCATTCGATAGTATCGGTGAAATATACGAAGCAATCGGAAACATCGCACAGGCGCTCTCTAGTGCGTTCTACGATGCGATAACTTCAACAGGTTCTGTAAGGATTGGAAGTTCTCTAGTGTCTATGTTTCTAGCAATCGGTTCTAGTGTCACAGAGATTTCCATGAAACTTGGTAGCGACATAATGCAAGCTCTTGAGCGTGCTATTGTAGATAATGCTCCTGGACTATCTAACTCTTTACAGAATCTATTTCAGTCAGTAGCTCCAATATTTGAGAGCGCAGAACAAGCTATCAATCGAATTATTGATACGGTTAGCGTATTCTATGAGAATCATATAAGACCGCTGATTAAAACAGCGGGCGAAGACCTATCTAAGTTCATTGATGTCTTTGTGAAGGGTTGGGATGAACACATTCAACCAGTTATTGATGAATTCGGGAAGCAATTCTCAGAAGTGATTAATAGCAATGTCGGGAAGACCGTCGAGAAAGTGGTCGAATTAATCGCTAAATTCTTTGAATTGGCTCAAACATTGAGTAGGGACTTATATCCAGTCATTGAATTCTTAGTCAAGACATTCTTCAAACTTTTAGGGCCAGTTTTAAATCTCTTAGCTCAAATATTCATCGCTACTTATGACATGATTTCTAAGATTATTGGTGATATTGCCGATTATCTAAGTGGAATCATTGATGTCATTGAAGGAGTGTTCTCAGGAGATCTTGGCAAGGTTCAAGAAGGCTTGAATAAAGTTACCGATGCACTTAAAGATTTCCTAGCAAATGTCTTCCAAGGTATCATTGACATCACAATTGCCACATTGAGCGCATTGTGGGATTTAGTTAAAGCAGTGTTCCAAATCATTATTGATGCGATAGTTAACTCTTCAATCGTAGAATTATTCACCACTGTATTCCAAGCTGCATGGGATGGAATTGTAGCCATCTTCACGGACTTGGGAACATGGTTCAGCGATCGTTGGACTGAAGTGACTACTGCACTTTCAAATGTCGGTACTTGGTTCACAGATATGTTCCAGAAAGCTTGGAATGGACTTACTGGTATATTTGCCAATATCGGCACCTGGTTCGGAGAAAGATGGAACGACGTCACGACTGCGCTTGCTAACGTAGCGACTTGGTTTGGAAGTATCTTCACAAGCGCTTATAATGCAGTGGTTAACGCATTTAGTAGCATTGGAAGCTTCTTCAGTGGTGTGTGGACCACGGTCAAAAACATCTTCGTGAACGCAGGTCAAATGGTCGGTAGTGCAGTTGGTGGTGCATTCAAGAGCGCAGTTAACGCCGTTCTAGGCACGATTGAGAATGTTGTCAATGGCTTCGTTGGTATGATCAACGGCGTCATCGGAATGATCAACAAAATCCCTGGCGTATCTCTAGGAAACATTGGCTATGTCAGCCTTCCTCGTTTGGCTCGTGGTGGTATCGTTGATAGTCCTACCGTAGCCATGATTGGTGAGGCTGGTAAAGAGGTTGTTATGCCGCTTGAAAACACTGGATTCTTACAAACCATGGGACGCGTCGTTGGTGGCGCAGTAGTCAACGCTCTAGGTGGTGGCTTGACACAGTCAAGTGGCTTCAGTGGTAGTGGTGACATCGTCATTCAAATCGGTGGGCACGAATTTGGTCGTGTGGCCATCCAAGAAATCAATCGAGAACAAGAACGTGCAGGACAAGTCTTGCTTAACATTTAAAGGGAGGTAAAATGGCACGCTTAATCATTAACGGGGTGGCTGTTAAGCCTCCCAAATCTTTTCAGGTCGGTATCCAGGATATCGATGGAGAAACAGGACGTAATGCAAACGGAGATATGGTGCGTGACCGTATCACAACCAAGCGCAAATTAGACTGTGAATGGGGCATGCTGACTCAAGGAGAAATGAGTCAGCTTTTAAATGCCGTATCGCCTGAATTTTTCACGGTGTCCTATCCTGACCCGATGTCAGGCCAAACAACTAAAACGTTCTACGTTGGTGACAGAACGGCTCCGAGCTACTCATTTACTGAACAGTTAAAACCTTGGTCTGGTGCTAAGTTCAATCTGATAGAAAGGTAGGTTTTTAAATATGGATGTATTCAGACGACAGAAATTCAATGAAGCGATGTTTGCTAAAAACCGTACTCTTGCTATCAGAGTAGGACAGTATCAATCAAGTGATATCAAAGAAGC